AAAATAAAAATAAAAATAAAAATAAAAATAAAAATAAAAATAAAAATAAAAATAAAAATAAAAATAAAAATAAAAAATAAAAAATAAAAAATAAAAAATAAAAAATAAAAAATAAAAAATAAAAAATAAAAAATAAAAAATAAAAAATAAAAAAAATTGGAAAGATAAATGTTTTATACTTTAGTATAAAAGCCTAAGTTGTAATTATTATTTGATTACAAATCTATTAAAAGTATTAATTTTCTCTAGATTCATAATTAATTATATTTTGTTAATTGCTAAATAAACAAGTATAAATAATAGAACTACCTCAATTTCTTAAGTTAATTATATGTAAAATACTCGTAATCAGTAAAAACTACTCGATAATTATATAAATTAAAACTTAATTAACATCTCACCACAATCTAATAATCTAAATAATTATTTGATATTGCATATTAACTATTTTAAATACTTAATTGCTTTTTGTTTTATATTTATAACTATAATTTACTCTATGTAAATAAATTAAATTATAGTTATAAATATACACTTATTTTTATTAAAGAATAAAAAAATCAATTTTTATTATTTTTTTAATAATGTCTATTTTTTTCTAAAATAAGTATTAAACTATTAAACTATTAAACTATTAAACTATTAAACTACTCCTTAATTAAAAAATAAAATAAGCATAAAAACTATATATTATTTAAAATATAAATATTTATATAATATAATAAATTAATATAATAAAAAATTATAGTTATAAGTTAATATAATAAATAAAAATGTTAAAAGAACATATAAATATGATGTTATTGTATTTATTTATAATAGTATTACTATTTTTTATAATGTATTTTTTTATATATAATGATAAAGAGATAACATTTGATAATACTATTAAAACTAAACCCGTAAAAACATTTGAAAAATTTAATAATGATAAAATAATAACAGGTGAACAAGCAAATAATTATATTAATAGACTAAATGAACTTAATGTTGGAATTCAAGATATTAATGAAAACAAAATACAAAAGATTATTAATAATATTAATAGTATTAAAGATACAAAAGATGAAAAAAATAATTATATTTTAGAACAAATAAATACTATTTATTGGAAAAGATATTTAGAAAATATAAATCAAACAAATGCAGCTGTTTTTAATGAATATTTAAAATATAGTGAACCTGAAAAAAATAAATTCTATCAACAATATCTCTAATTAAAGTTATTATAATAACTGTAAATATAAAAAAATTATAAGTAAATAGTTAATACATATTTTATATATTTATTCTATATATCTCTTTCTTTTGGTGTTTTATAAGGTATATTTAAAAATTTAAAGACATCTTCTTCCGTGGCACAAGGGATTAATGTATTATCACTTTTCTTTTTAAACCCAAATTCACTTAAACTATAGCCTTTCCCGATTGCTATTTTTCTAACATCTGTATTAAAATTAGCACTGCCTGTAAAATACAATATGGCTGAACCATAACTATCATATGGCATAAATCTAATATCTAAGCGTCTAGCCACATTATGTTTTTTATTGGGTTGTTTAATCATACACATACCCATAAATTTTTGTAATCCCATATCTAATTGGTCTATGATAAAATCAACATTAATTAACATTTCTACAAAATTTGCTAAAATATTATATTTATTTGTCTTAATATCATCTAGTGTTTTAATCGCAGGATGAAATAAACAACAATCAATATCTCCTGATTTATCACGACCTCGTCTATATGAACCACATAACATTACTTTAATATCTTTATTCATATGTTCGGCTACACGTGTAAGTATTGTTTCTGCTTTTGTAATTTCTTCTCTAGGTATTTTTTGAGTTATATCGTGAAAATATTTTAAACCCACCAATGTGCTTTTATGTATTTTACATAATAATTTAGTTTCATTTTCTAATGTATTTTTTAAATGAGTATCTAGAATAGTATGTTTTTGCCAATGTTCAATACTATTCCATTTTTCAGTTGTATAATCAGATGGTTTATCCATTTTTTGCGTTAAAAGTATAGAATACTTTGGATTTTTAGTAATTAAATCAATCCATTCTTTCATTAAACCTTCTAATGTAATACCTTTTTCATATAATTGAAGTGCTGATTTTGGTCCAACGCCATGTAATAATTGTAGGTCATAAATACAACCACCTCTAGTATCAGATGGACGAGGTATAGATGCCATTATTTTAGGTATAGATTCTAAATTAATAGTATTAATTTTAGTGCTATCAGTATTTTGTTTATTATTCACTTTTTCTATTTTTTGTTTTTTATTAGGTTCAAGTTTAATAGTCTCTAATTTTTTAATAGATTTACTCATCTTATCACTTTCATTTTCAGTTTCTTTCATAATTATTTCATCAGTATCATCAATTGAACTATCTATACTTACAATACTATTACTTAAATTATTTTCTGTATTACTAGTGTTGCTAGTGCTAGTGTTAGTGTTAGTGCTAGTGCTAGTGTTAGTGTTAGTGCTAGTGTTAGTGCTATTATTATTTTTATATTCTTTTTCAAGTTTAATAATCTCTAATTTTGTTTCATCAATATCTTTTATGTCTCCATTATCAAATAATTCACATAATTTTGTTTCAAGTTTCTCAGTAAATTTTAATGTTTTTATATCACTAATTGTATTTATTTTACTATTATTGTTTATTTGAGTATCTAATAATACAACCCATTTCATATAATTTTTTATTTTAAACTGTGTAGCGGTTGACTCTTTTTTTCGTTCTAATTTAATAAACCAATCACTTTGATTATGTCTAAGAACAATTAATTCCTGAATTAATTGTTTTGCCTTTTCAAAAAATTCCTTCATTTTTAAATAATAATTATTTTACTAATTTTATAATTAATAGTAATTAATAAATTATGTTTATACTATTTTAAATTCAATTTTTATAAATTATAAAATTATAAAATAAATAAAAAATAAAAAAATTTAATAAATAAAGTAAAATGTTTAGTAATTTTATATTAAGTTTTTTATAATTTGGTTATAATTTTTTAATTTAATAATAATTTAATAATAATTTACATAATTTCTTTCAAATCATTAGAATACCAATATTCAGTATTTTCATTATTAATTTTATAAGCAGTTGATTCAAAAATAACATCATTAAATACATCCATATACATATCATATACTTTTTTGGTAGGAAGTAATAATGTAAACCCAATTAATCCTGATTTATTTACAATTACATTTTTAATATTAAAATTTTCATATTTAATATTAAATAATCCATTAAAGAATTCAGATGTATTAAAATTTTGTTGAGAATTACTAATTGCTAAAACAACAAAATCTTTATTTTTATAGGCATCATTAGATAAATAATTTAGAAAATTAATATTATTAATAATAATATCTTTTAATTTAATATCATTATCTTTAAATTTCTCATAATCATAATTAAATTTCATTAACATATAATTATCATTTGTATGTGAATTAATTTTATTTCCTTCACTTTTCTTTTCATTTCGTAAATTATATTTTGTTTCAATAATATCAATTGGAATACGTGTTTTAATACGTAATAACATATAATAACTATTTGACTTATTATGTTTCATATGTTCAACAATATATTTATTATTAATTTCAATTTCTTTTAAACTATCTAAGAAAATACCTGATGTAATTTTATTAGTATTTATATTAATATTATGAAAAATAGTATTAATTTGTTCATTATATTCTTTTTTTTTATGATTAAATTCTTTTTCATAAATAGAGTGTAAATAATAATTTACACATTTATTTACTCCGTAAAGTGTGAGTGATATTAAAAACAATGAAATATATGTATATATTTGTAAATTCATTACATTATTATAAAAAGTAATATTTAAATCCATAGTAATGTCTTGTAATTCAGTAATATTATTAGAGTTTAAAATTTTAGTTAAAGTTTCATCAGTGCTTTGATTAATTTCATTAATATAGTTTCCAATTTCTTCTGGAATCTGACTTCCAAAAGAGACAATATGATTAAAAGGTGCAACAATCATATGGTCAAATAAAGTATAAGACCCCATCATATTAGTATCGCCACTCATTCGTAATACTATTATTATTTAAATACACCTTTTATTAACTTTTATTAACTTAACTTAACTTTGTAAATTGTATAAACTCGTTTTTTTATTATATATCTAATTATAATTTTAAATTTCAATTTTTAGTTTTACTATTTTACATAAAATAATAATTATTGTTTAAATAAAATAATTTATAATTTTTATAAAATAAATAAAAAATAAATAGTATCCAGAATAAACTTATACTTTAATAAGTAATATATACTATAATCTTAATAAATATACTATAATCTTAATAAAAGAGATGTAATTTATTAGAACTACGTGTAATTGCTGTGTATAATAATTTTAATTTCTCAGCATCTCGACTATTAGACAAAATATTAGCATAATCAATATAGACATCATCATACGTGCTACCTTGGGACTTATGAACTGTAAGAGCATAGCCATAATCTACTTCAGGATAACAGGATGTAATAACGTGGCTCATATAATGTCCAAAAAGTTGGCTTAAAGTAATATATTTTGAACTTGAAGTAGTATCATTAATATCACTACTATGCTCATTTTCTTCATTTAATAATTTATTGATAGAATTCAATTGTTTTTCTTCATTGCGAGAAAGTAATAATTTAACTTCATAACTATTTTTAATAATAGTGCGAAGTTGTTTTATAATTTCTACATTTGCTTCATTATTCATATTTAAAATAGGAATATGTTTAGAAATTGTTTTTTCAGTTGAAGAAAAAGAGACTAAATCACATAAAACCATATCAAATTGTAATTTATCAGTAGCATCAATAAAATCTTTAATATAAATTGAAGTATTCATTTGGCTCATAAACTTAGTTAGAAAGAAAGAGCATTTTTTACATCCAATCTTATCATTCGGTATTCCAAATAATTTTATAGACATTAACATATGCCATTTTGTATAAATAGATGTTTTAACATAATTAGAACTTATTTTTGAAAGATTATAAATATTATAATTAGGTATTAATAAATTATACTTAATTGATAATTCATCAGTAAATACATAATTATTAGTAGTAATTCGTTCATTTAAATTATGATGTAAATAAAATAGATTACGATAGAGTAATAAATCTTTCGCTTCTTTAATAATATCATCTTTATTCTTACTATCTTTATCTTTTTCATTAACATTACCATTATCATTACCATTATCATTACCATTATCATTATCATTATCATTACCATTATCATTACTCATATCACATTTCTCTGAAATTTTAAAGTAATCATCAATACTTTTACCATTTTGAGATTGTTTTTTAACATTCGTTAATGTTAATACATCAGCATCTAATACACTATCAATATCAATATTAAAAACAGTTTTTTTCTCATCAGTTTTTTCATTATTTATATTAACAATAACATTACACCATTCTCTAAAACTTAATGGTTTATAAGTAGTTTCTTTTAAATTTGCTACATAAACAATACTACTTGAAAATAGATGGTTATTATATTTATAATAGGGAGATTTTATTAATAATTTATCACCTTTAATAATATATATACTTTCAATATGTTCTATATCTTCAAATAAATGAGTTCTAATTTTGGTATTTAATAAATTACAACATTTATTAGTCCACGCTAGAGCCATTGTATCAAATAATTCTTTTTGTGTGTCTGCTTCTATACATTCTTTGTCTTTAGTTTTTTCTTCTACTAATAAATCTGTTTCAATTTCAGTAGTAGTTTTAGTTTTATCTAATTTTAATGTCTTACGAATTAGTTTTAAATCTTTTTGTTTAGATTTTATATCTTTGACATAGGCTCTCACCCAACTACCAAATTTTTTATTATATAAAATGACATTATCAACATTATCAATATGATGAGTTAATAAATTAAATGATGGAATTATATTATAAATCTTATCTCTTAATTTATTCGCAATAAGTGTAATATCACTTTTACATCGTTCAACAATTTTTAATGACATCATTACAGTATGAATTTTAGGGTTGCTTTCACTTAATTTATTAATTTCAAAAGAAGGTGAAATAGTTTCATTTACAGGAGGTAATTGACAAAAATCCCCAATATAAATAATAGGACATTTAATAATATTTAATAACTTAGTTGTGGGAGTATCAATCATACTACATTCATCAACAATAATAGATGTTTTAGAATAGAGTGCTTTATTATATTTATCTCCAATTTTTTTTTCATTTCCTTTTGTAAATTCTTCTTCACCCATTTCATTAATTACACGACTAATACTTAATAATTGAGACACTGTTAAAAATGTAATTTTTTTTGAGAAAATAATAAGAATTTTAGAAAATAATGTTTCATTATTTTTTTTAATAATAGCATCATTACTAGAATTACTAGAATTACTAGAATTACTATCATTCATTTTATTATCATTTATTATATTAGTGTCTTTAATATTATGTAGTGTTAATTCTTCAATATAATTATTATATTTATTAACTAATACATCTTTTGCTTTATTTGTAGGAGCAGTTATAATAAACTCATTTATACTTTGTAAAACTTCAGTCATACTTTTAATATCATAACATAATTCTATTTCTTTTATATGGGTTTTTAATTGTTCTATTAAATTATTGATAAGTGTTGAAATAATAATTGTTGTTTTACCTGTGCCAGCACTACCATTAATTAATAATTTACTATAAGGTTTATACTCTTTAATAAATTTAGTTATATCTAGAATACACTTTTTTTGTTCCTCATTAGGAATAAAAGAAGTCATTCTAACTATAAATTAAATTTATAAAAATAGTGTAATATTTAATATATTATATAATATACTATTTGATAAATTATATAATATACTATTTGATAAACTATTTTATTATTTTTAAACTGTAATATAAAAAGAAAAGGAAAAAGAAAAAATCAATTTTTACAATAACATATCACTATAATTATTTAATTCTATTCTATTCATTTCATATCGAATAGAAGGATTTGTTAAATTTTGTATTTCATTATCATTTGATAATGTATTATTTAATTTATTATCATTTATTATCTTATTATCTATATTTGTAAAATTATTTATATTAATATTTTTATTTTTATCATTAAAGTGTTTACCTTGTTCTTTAAACCCTTCTTTATCAGAAAATAATTTTATCATATCTATACCATTATTTAAAATATTTATATCTGACATTATTAAATTAATTATTATAATTTAGTATGTATTTATTACTTTATTATATTTTATTAATTTATTATATTCTATTAATTTATTATATTCTATTAATTTATTCTATTCTATTAATTTATTATATTCTATTAATTTATTATATTCTATTCTATTAATTTATTATATTCTATTCTATTAATTTATTATATTCTATTAATTTATTATATTCTATTAATTTATTCTATTCTATTAATTTATTCTATTCTATTAATTTATTATATTCTATTAATTTATTCTATTCTATTAATTTATTATATTCTATTAATTTATTATATTCTATTAATTTATTCTATTCTATTAATTTATTTATTTTTTTTTTGGAAAAGGATTAGAATTAAATATCGTCCCTTTTATAAAATAATACATAAATATGAAGAATATAAACATAAATAAGAGTGTTCCGCCAGCAAAAGCAAATGCTAATAATATACCTAAGAAAAACATAGGTAATCCTATATATGGAATTACAAAAAATAATATAAAATCTACATAAAACCATTTTATATACGGGAATACTACAATACAAAGAGCTTTAATAGTATCCCAAATAGTTGCAGGTGTATCTACCATTTTTAGTATTTAATTTTTAGTATTACTATTATAATATATATTATAAATATAAAAAATATAAAAATGAAAAATATAATTTTATGAAAAAATTATTGATTTAAATAGCATTTACACTATAGTTAGGTTGTTTTTCTCCAAATTCACGGGTCATCATATCATCAGGATAGTTAAAAACACCTTTGGGACCATCAAACGCAGTTGAAAAATCAGCAGGTTTAGAACCAATGGCTACAAAATCACCACCACGTTGAGATTTAGATTTTTTAGATTTCTTAGATTTAGATTTCTTAGATTTAGATTTCTTAGATTTAGATTTCTTAGATTTAGATTTCTTAGATTTAGATTTCTTAGATTTTTTATTACGTCTGATTTTTTTACTTCCACCTGTAAGAGCACCATTACCACATACGGGTTGGTCTGGTTGACCGCTAACAATTTGACCCCCAATAATAGCAGGAGGAGCATTATCATCATATGCTTTATAAATAGGTTGACCACCAACATATTGAGATGTATCAACAATATACCCCGCACCATTTTGTTTAACCTGATGGGAACCACAATTAGACCCACCATTTTGTTTAACCTGATGGGAACCACAATTAGACCCGCCATTTTGTTTAACCTGATGGGAACCACAATTAGACCCACCATTTTGTTTAACCTGATGGGAACCACAATTAGACCCACCTTTAAAGGTTAAATCAGCATCTAAATTTTTTAGATATTGTTTAAATGTTTCAGTTTTAGGGCGACTTGTCCCTACACCATCATCGCCACAATTACTACCACCAGATTGTTCTAATGGAATAGGACCTCCATAATTCATAAATTTATTATCTAAATCAAGAGATGCTTGAGGATTTAAATTGTGAGCATTTGCTTCACCAGCACCACTATAAATTGCTTTATCATTTGTATAATCTAAAACACAGGCATTTGATACACCACCACGTTGAGTTTTTTTAGAAAGAGAACGTTTTGATTTTTTAGCAATTTTATTGGAAGTTTTTTTTGATAATTTATTAAGTTTTCTACCACTGCAAGACATTGTTTAAAATATAATATAAATTAATTTAAATATGAGTTAGTTTAAATATAAGTTGAATTTATATAATTAATTTTAAAATTATTATATATTAATATTAATAAATATTATTATTATTATAAAAATGATAATTATAAATTTTTATTAATTTAAAAATAATATTAAGAATACTATTAATCTTACTATTATTTTTTTAATTAAAAATACAATCTTACTATTAGTTGATAGTTGATAGTTGATAGTTGATAGTTGATAGTTGATAGTTAATAGTTGATAATACAAATACTAAATAAAATTTAATTTAATAAACTAAATTAATAAAATGACTGAAGAATTAATAAATGAAAAAGAAATTAGCCCTGTAGTAAATTCAACACTAATACCTGAAATAATACCTGAAATAATACCTGAAATAAGAGTTGGTGTTGGTGGTAATATTGATGCTGGCAAATCAAGTTTTGTTGGTGTAATGACACAAAATGTATTAGATAATGGTAGAGGTTATGCTAGGTCATTTGTAATGAAACATAAACACGAATTAGAGAGTGGAAGAACAAGTGTTGTAGTTCAACATTACATACGTAATGAAGATAAAATTATTGAATTTACAGATTTAGCAGGACACGAAAAATATCTTAAAACAACAATAAAAGGGATTAGTGGATGTTTAATAGATTATGTTGCTATTATAATAAATGCGAATACAGGAATACAATTAATGACACGCGAACATATCAGTTTAGTATATACATTAAGAATACCTATGTTTATTGTTTATACTAAAACTGATTTATGCCCTCCTAATATTTATAAAATGAATTTAGACTATATTAATACTTATTATAAAAAGAAAATGGGTTTAAATACGTGTGTCATTAGTAATGATGAAGAAAGAAAAGAAATACAATCTAGTTTTACAAAAGGGTCAAAAACAGTTCCATTATTTCCTATAAGTAATGTATCTGGCAATGGGGTTGAACTTGTAAAAACATTTATAAAAGAATTAGAACTTTATACAAAATATAAAGATGTATATAATGCTGACACTAATTTTATAGTAAGCAAATCTTATATTGTTCATGGTATAGGATTAGTTATTAGTGGTGTTATGAAAACAGGTAATGTAAAAAAAGGTGATATATTATATCTTGGACCAAATGGAAATGGTTTTTTACGTGATGAAAATAATGTTATACTTGATAAATCTAAATTATCTAAAAAAATGATAACAAAAATAGCAACTAAAATAGAGCATAAAAAAACTGATACGAAACAAAATGACACGAAACAAAATGAAAGTGATTTACATAATTATTATAAAGTTGTTATAAAAAATATACATAATAATTTTAAAGAAAGTGTAGATGTATTATACGCAGGTCAATCAGGCTGTTTTAATATTAAACCTTATAGTAATAAAACAGTATTAAAACGTAAAATGATAAAAAAAGGAATGAGATTATTAAGTGTTATTAATAGTGTAAGTGAATTCGATGCGAAAATAAAAATATTACATAATCCATCAACTATTACTAAAAAATACCAACCTACAATTAATTGTGAAGGTATATCACAATGTGTTAAAATATTAGAAATGGATAAAGAATATTTAAGGTCATTTGATGAAGCCAATGTGAGATTTAAATTTATGTATAAACCAGAAGTAATAGAACCAGGTTCTCTTTTTTTATTTAGAGAAGGATTAACAAAAGGAATTGGGAAAATTATTAATGTGTATTAAATAATATATAATAAATAATATATAATAAATAGAATATTAAAAATTAATTTTTTATAATTAATTATAAAAATTGATTTTTATTATTTAAATTAATAATAAATATAAATTGATAAACACAGTATAAAAATGTCTTCACAATCAAATGACACACCTAAAACAAATAATAAAGGTGAAACTAATGAAAAGAATGAAAAGAATGAAAAAAATAAATTAAATAAACTATATAATAAATTATTTACTCCAAAATTAAATAAAATTGTGGATACAATTGATACAATTGCTGAAGAAAATAAAGATGACACTAAATCTAAAGAAACTAAACAAGCAGAAGCGTGTTTTACGGTTTTAGGTCATAATATGAATAGTATTTGTAATGAAAAAGACCACGACGGTTATGGATTAAAATTTTTTCAATGTATGGATTGTTCTCATTAAATTATAAAAATATTACTAAAATATAATAAATTTATTTAGTTTATGTAAAATTATTTTAATTTTTTTTTATTTTAATAAATTTTTTATTTTTCTTATTAATTTTTAAATTTTATATTATATATTAATATAAATTAATTATATAATATAAAATTTAATTAAAATGTTAAATACTAAATTAATTATTTCAATATTTATAATATTTATTATTATTATTTATTTATATAAATTTAAAACAGAAAACTTTGAAATATATGAAACATCATTAGGAAATGGAGTTGACTATCCTTATACTATAAAAAATGTAGATGGTATTGATTATAAATACTTAGGTTGTTATTATGATAGTCCTAGAACTTTTCCTATATATTTACACGGGTCAACTTCACCATATTCAAGTGCTATAAAAAAATGTAATGATGCTGCTTTTAATAATGGTTATGATATTTTTGGTTTACAATTTGGAGGAGAATGTTGGGTAGGAAAAACAACAGAAAATACTTATAATCAAAACCGCAAAGAAACAAATTGTTCAGAAAGTGGAGATGGTTGGAAAAATCAAATATATTTAGTATCAAATCCAATACCTCCTACTACACAACCAACCACCACTCAAACACCAACCACCACTCAAACACCAAC